GCCCGCTTCGAGGGCGTCAAGGGCGGACCCGATCGCGTCGGGATCCAAACCAGTCACGTCGGCGAGGCGGTCAATCGACCGGACCGAGGCCGTGGTCGCACGGTAGGCGGGCATCGTCACGATGCTGACCTCATGCAGCCGGACGGACCGCAGAGTGCGCTGCATCCCATCCTCAGACCACACGTCGCCGTTCTTCGGGACACTGAACCCGAACGACATTGAGTCCACGATCCCGTCGCGCAGCAGCACCGCGAGGTCGCGGCCGTCCGTCGTGTCGGGCAGTTTCGCCTCCACCCGCAAACCATGACCGTCCTCCGTGAGGGTCATGGACTTGTTCCGGGTCCGTGCGAGAGGGGAGCCGAAGTCGTGATTCCGCAGGAGATAAACGTTGTTCTTAGACCGGATGGTGGACGCGAACGCGCCGGGCGCGATCCGCTCGATGAACGGCAGCGGCTCCGACGGGGAATCAAACACCGCCGCATAACCGGTGAACGACATCCCGTCACCACCCGCACGCACCTCAATCGCCTCAGTAAATGCGCGGATCTCCATCTTGCCCGGCATGAGTCGTCCTTCCTCCTGCTGCTGTTCACTGATAATCGCGGCCTGACGGTCCAGCCAACTACGGGCCGGGTTCGGATTCAACGGGTCAATGCCCCACAGGTAATGCGCGACGGCACCGGGACCGGGCCACCGTGGATGCGACGGGTCACTGTTTGCTGGTGCCTCGAGGTCGACACGATGCCGCGCAGCCCACGCCGCCGCCCTGATGACCTTGTCGTCGGTCATTTCGCCGTTCGCCATGGCGCGGGCCTCACGGATCGTCTGATCCGTCAACCCAGCCCCACCCCGACCATCGGCCCGCAGTTGCAAACCCCGCGCAGCGGCCCGCCGCACATAACCGGGGACATCGACCGCACGGGCCTCGACGTCGCGCACCTGACCAGCCGCCACGGCCGACCGATAGTTCGACGGCGGGCTGACGTGGATCCCGAGCTGCGTCAAGGCGGTCCTGGTGTCCCCGTTGTCGTCGATCCACTCAACGATTTGGAAGTCATCTAACAAATCCTGCGCGACATACACCTTGAACGCGGTCGGGTCGCCCGCGCCGGGGTTCATCACGACCTCGTGATACGGAACCCCATGATCGACCAGCCACGCCGTGACCGTGTCCCGGTCGCGTTCGTTCCGGGCCGTCACAATTACCACCAGCACGCCCTGAGCGTTGACCGCCTTCAGGTGCTCGATGACGCCCACACTGGGATCCCCGCCCGACATGCGCAGGGTGTTATCGAAGTCGGACACGATGATGAGCGGGTCACCCGCGTCCCGGTTACCCGACCGGTCGTCATCTTCGTCGGCCTGCCACGCGTTGCAGTAATAGGCGCCCGAGACGTAATCACTCCACCGTTGACACCAGGCACGATCGCCTTGCACGTTCGACTCGTCATAGAACAAGCAGTTGCCGCACGCTCGACCATCAGGAACGTCGGCCGCCAACGCGGGCCGATAGTTATCGGGTAGGGCACGCTCCCCGCCCGGCTCCATATCCTCAGCCAACGACACTGCGACCATCTGGTCGATCGCGCCCTGCTTGTCCGCATGGCAGCCGATGACCTCGCCGTCGTCCTTCACGGTCGCCCACCCGTCGCAGCCGTCCGCCTGATCGGTAATGAAGTACGGCATCAGTCCCACGCCCTCTCAACGAACACACCTAGGTTGCACGGCTGCGACGCGGTCGCCGTCAACGTCGTCAACGGCAGCAGCGTCAACTGCATCGTTGTTTCCGGTGGCAGCCGGAACGCAGACCCGACCGCGCCGCCGATGTAAATATCGTGCCCGCCGTTGAACTGCTCCGCCCAACCCAGTTGAAAGTGCACCGTGGTCGACTGGTTCTGTTGATTGACAAACTGCATCGCATAAACCGACGACGCCGCTAGCGTCAAAATCTTGAACGACGAGAACGTTTCCCCGGCTTGCTTCGTGGTCGTCAAATACTCCGCCGACACGATCGTCCCGCCCGTGACCGATGTGGCTGAACCCACCACCGACGTCGGCACACGCGACGACGTCCGGTCTAGGTTGTAGGCCGTAACAGTGCCTGCGGCCGTGCCGACCGTTGCACCCTCGACCAGATACGCATCCACGGATGTCGTCTCCGTGATGATCGAGTAATACTGAAACTGGGCACCGTGCGTGCCGGTCGTGATCGCGAACGATGCAGTGCCCGACGCGGGCACGTCGAACGACTGCGCGATCCCGAACGTGTACCCGCGACGGCTGAACCCTTCCGCGCCCGCGACCGGTTGATTGTTGCGCAGGATGACGGCCATCGGCTGGTTGTCCGGGGGGACGACAACCGTGGCCGACCCCGCGGTCAGGTTGTATGCGGTCGACGTAAACGGCATTAGTAGACCGACCCCGGATCATTCGGGTTGATCTGAACGATGGGCTGCAACTGGGACGACGGGACGCCCGTGTGCTCGATATCAGGCAGTCCCAGGGCACGCAGAACCTCGGCCGGGTCATAGCCCACGAGCACCAGATTCCGGGCCATCGTGACCTTCTTCTCCGTCTCGACGAGGTTCGCGGCGTTCAGGTCCACGTTCGCCAACGGCACCCGCAGCACATCGCCCGCGTCGACCGTCCGCAGGTCCTCGAGGCGCCGGACCTCATTCACGGACATGAACCCTGACTGTAGGGCCGTGGAGTAGGCCGCGAACCGGGTCGACGTGTCACCGCGCAGCAGTGAGTCCAGGTTGAATCGCATGAACGCGATGCCGGGCAGGAGTCGGCTGTATGCCTGTTCGATCTTCGTGACGATCGGGACGACACTGAACCGGACCCACTGGATCGCGTTGTTCTCCACGTTCGAATATGTCATGCCTTCGGTGATGCCGATCATGTGCGGCGGGATACGGAAGATCCGCGCCACATCTTCGACGGACTGGCGGCGGGACGCGTTCAACTGCGACGACTCCGGGTCGATCCCGGTGGTCGTGAACTTCGCGCCACCCTGCAACACGGCGGGCCGATGCGACCGAGTCAGGCCCTGATGCGATGCCTCGAACGTGTCGACCAGCGCGGTCGCCTGTTCCTTCGTGAGCGTGCCCGGCCACTCGATGACGCCCGGCACCATCGACCCCTGACCAAAGAACCGGGCCGCGAACTCCGTCAACGCCTGCGCCAGACCGAGGGTTTCCCGGTTCTGCGCGATCCGTGACACGCCTCGCAGCTCGCCCGGCAGCGTCATCTCGGTGATGTGGATCATGTCCTCGGCCGGGATGATGACCTTCCCATGACCCACGACGTACTCGATTTCGCGGGCCGCGTTCCGGCGCACCTCGACATGCTGCGGATTCAGGACCGTGAGGTCGATAACCTCGCCAGTCGTCGGCGACCTCAGGACGTGGGTGAACGAGTTCCCGTCGATCATCAGACTGACCATCACCTGGGCGAAGTGATCCGACCGGGTGATGCCCGGCGACGGTTCATCAATCCATGCCGGCTTAGGTCGGTACGGGCGCCGGTCACCGTCGACCCGCAGGAACGCGTCAGCGGGCAGGGTTGACACGCAGTCGACGTACAACCTGACGCACGCGTAGACGGCCGAAACCCTCAGCGCGTTGTCGCCGTGAATCGGGACACCGGACAAGCTCGAACCGCCGACCCAGTCGCCACCCGCGCCCCACACCGTCTGAAACGACAACGCCCGACGTTCGGTCAACCTGCGCAGCATTCGGTTACTCCTTGTCGGTTCGTTCCGTCGCGATGCCCATCAGCAGGGCAAACACACCGCCCGTGATAACACCAGCGGGGATGAAAATCAGGGCAACGCCGACCGTGATCGCGACCGCACCCACGATCTGAACGATCGACGGCACGGGCAGTTTGCTCACGTCAGTCCTCTCAGACGACCCAGATAGCGGGCGCCACCTCGGGCACCAGTTCCCGCACCATTGTGGCGCGATCATGCGCCATTACCGCAGACACTGCGGCATCAATCTTCCTCGGGCTGCCGCGATGTTCCTTCACAATCCGCGGACCCTTCTGGTCGACTTTCAGGACGCAGTTCTGGAAGTGACGTGCCAGGAGAGGGTCGCCGTCGTGCCGGATCCGGCCACTGGTGACCGCGTCGTAAAACTTCGCGGACGCCGGAACCATGCGGGCCGGTGACGTCGACGCGTACTCGATGACCGGAACACCAGCAGCGGCGAGGGCCTCGATGGACCGCTGCCACCGGAACGGGTCACAGGCGACCTCGATCACGCGCCACCGTCCGCACGCCTCAATGATGGTCTGCTCGACCTGACCGATGTCGACCCGCCAGTCGTCCCGGTCCGTGGGTTGACGTTCCCACGCCCGCACCATGAAGATCCGCGGCGAATCCTCCACCGTGACCCCGACCACGACCGACGCGTCCCCACTGAACGACCCGTCGAACCCGAGGATGACGTCGACGTCCTCATCAGGGTCCGGTGCCGGTGCTAGCTCGAGTCCTTCCCATGATCCAGCGGGAAGCCATGCCGCCTGCGACGACGTCCACGTATTCAAACGCTTCGTCCGAAACTCCGCCTCGGGTGTCCTGCGGATCGCCGAGTCGAAGTCCTCGGGGTCTTGCAGGTCACCGAACGCGGGGTTCGCCCGTTTCCACACCTCGGGATCCCGATGGTCAGCGGACTCGGCTGCGCCCCACCACGCCATGAAGAACGTCGGATCGTCGACTTCACGTTTCGCGATCTTCCGCCCGTACTGCCACAGGCTGTAGCAGATCGAATCCTGCCCGGTCGAGTCCGCCTTCGTGCCCGCCGTTGACCATGCCGTGAACCTCGCATCAATCCGGGCCGCCATCGCCAACGACATCACGTCGAACAGTTCCCGCGTCGGTGCCCCGTGGAGTTCGTCGTAATGCACCGCCGTCGGCGACAGTCCTTCCTTCCGCACCGCGTCCGACGACAGCACCCGATAAACCGACCCCGTCGTCGGAACCACGATCGCGTCCCGATAAACCTTCGCCTGACCCGACAAATCCGGTGACCGCTCCAGCATCGCCTTGGCCGTGGCGAACACGATCCGTGCCTGGTCTTTGTCGACCGCGCACGAATAAACCTCGCCACCGTTCGGCCCCATGAACAGGTCATACAGGGCGAGGCTCGA